AAGAAGAAATCTAAAACCTGGAATTCAATGATGCAAACAAGACGAATGCCAGGTAAAAAAGGTTACTTCAGACCACCCACATGGGCAACTACTTATCGCTTAACTACTACTAAGGAATCTAATTCTCAGAATTCTTGGTATGGTTGGGTCGTGGAATTTGACCAATTCCTAAGCACAGAGAAGTTCCCCAAAACACTTGAAATCACTAGAGGCTTTTATCAAAGCTCTATGAAGAGTGATATCTTTGGTAAGGTGGATTTTGGTGCAACTCCAGATTTAAATCAGGATACGAAAAAACAAGCCGTACCGTTTTAAATGCTTAAACGATTAGTAGATCTTTTTGAAGGGGATCCTGATCAGTTCATCACAACCTCGCTTACGGGCGAGGTTGATGAACGGGGTAAGCACGAAGCCGATTATCTCACGATCCACCAACCACCCACTCCAGCTAAATGGCAGGAGCACTTAGATGGCAAGGTTAGAATTGGTGTACGCCCCGAAAATAATGACAAATGTAAATGGGGCTGTATTGATGTTGACCCCACTACCTATAAAAATTATTCACAAAAAAAATACGTCTCAATTATTCAAGAATACAAACTTCCTTTAGTTCCTGTTAAATCTAAATCAGGAGGTTTACATTTATTTTTATTTTTAAAAGACTGGGCATCTGTTGGGGATGTAAGAAAGAAGCTAGACGAATGGAATGATACCTTCTTTATGGCTAATGAAGTTTTCCCAATGAGTAAAGCAGTAACAATGCCATACTACAACTGTAATGCAACAGTAGAATTTGCCTTTGATGATAGCTCAAATCCATTAATGATAGGAGCTTTTCTAGACTTAGCTGAATCAAAACGACTATCAGTAAAAGAATTATATAACTTAAAAACAAATGCCTATGAGCCTGAGACAGAATGGCAAAACTATCCTCCATGTGTGCAAAAACTTATAACAGACCCCTGGCCTGGAAACAATCGTAATAACTTTCTATTTAATATTTTAGTTTTAGAAAATAAAAAAACGGATGGTAATTTAGATATTAAAGCTCTTCAAGAAATAGCCATAGAACGAAACAAACAATGCTTTACTAAACCAATGAAAATCAGCGAAGTAAAAGCGATAGCAAAATCCGTTAAGACTCACGGCTACCATTTTAAATGTCCACCTAAACATAATGAGCTACAACCTATTTGTAATAAAGAACTTTGTAAAACACGCAAGTTGGGAATTGGCCCACAAATTCCAGACATGATCGATGAATTTGAAGAAATTTCCTATACCCGAGATACTAAAACTATTTACTTTAGTTTCACTTTTAAAGGCCAACGAATCTCGGTTCAACCTGAAGATATGAAAGATGAAAAATCTTGGAGAATTAAATTGTTAAAGTATGGAATTTTTTGGATGTCCCTACCTAAAACTAGAGCAGGCCCTTCCCCTTTTGAATTATTACTCAAAGAACTCACAGCTAGAGCTATCGAAAATGAAAAAATGAAATTTACAGATACTGTAGACGAAGAAAAATATAATACCCTTAAATCTTTTTTTGAAAAAACAATTGAAGAAGACGATTTTACTAAACTTAAAGATGGCTATGTTGTTTTAGATTCTAAAACACGAATATGTTATTTTAAACGTTCCACTCTAGAACATTATATTAAAAGTCATGCCACTAGAATTTTTAATAGCACAATGGATGCTCTTCATTATTTAGGATGTGAACGTCATGAATATTATGAAGGTGAAAAAAATATTTGGTATGTTCAAATGCCTGAATTTGTAAGTCATGTAGGAACTACTTCTAACAAAAATACTAAAAAAGAAACATCCGAATTAGATGATGAATACCACACAGGAAAATTTAGAACACCAGACTCTAAAAAACCTTCGTCGTAAGACGATTAAAATTTTTGGCCCTCCTGGAACAGGGAAAACAGAAACTTTAATTGCACGAATTTTAACTAGGGCTTTAGAGAATAATATTTCTCCCCAGGATATTGCTTTTATTTCTTTCACTAATAAAGCAATCAACACTGCAACAGAGAGAGCTCTTCAAGCTTTCCCTCATTATACTTCAGAAGATTTTTATAGATTCAAAACTTTACATAAGTATTGCCGAAGGTATTTTGAAGAAGATATTTTTGATCCCAAAGATTGTATGGTGGACTTTGCTCTTAAAGGAAAAATCATTAAGTATAGTGACAAGCGATTAGCCGATGATAATTTTACTTATAAAGATTGGTCATTAGGAATTTATAGTAAATCTCGCAATATGATGAAGACTCCACAAGAAATTTATAAGAAAGAATCCTATCAAAAAGATTCGTTAGATGTTCTCCTAAAAAAAATAACCATATATGAAGATTATAAAAAATCAGGTAAAGAAAAGTCTTTAATAGATTTTGATGATATGATTTGGAAGGCTATAGAGGAAGTTAATTTCCCTCCTCTTAAAATTTTAATTATTGATGAAGCTCAAGATTGTACACCTCTTCAATGGTCAGTTATTTATAAAATCGCTCAGAAGGCTGACAGAGTTTATTTAGCAGGTGACGATGACCAGGCTATTTATGAATGGAACGGCGCAGACCCTAGATACTTTACTCATTACTTTCCAGGACGAAAGGTAAGATTAAGAAAAACAAGACGATTCGGAAAAGCTATTCATCATCTTTCTCAAATCATCAGAAGAGAAATTTTTAATAGTGAGGAAAAAGAATATACATGTTTAGAACAAGAGGGTTATATCAAACATTATTTAAATTTTAGGGAAATTCCTTTCAATACTTTATCAGGAACTTGGTATATTTTAGGACGTATTAATACAGCAGTAAATGAATTACGTATGCTCGCAAAAGATGCAGGGTTGTATTTTTCAGACAATGAAGATATAAAATGTTTTGATCAAAATCAATGGGAGGCCATTAAAAGTTGGACAAGAATTTCAAATAAAAAAACGATAACTAGAAAACAGGCTGAAAAAATGTATAGATATATTCGAGAGCTCTTAGATCCTAGATTTAGAACAACTAAATTTTGGAACAGCGAGTCCGAGCTTGAAGAATATGATTTTAAAAAATTAACTAGAGTCTGTGGTCTTAATCTTTCTCCACCATCTCAAAAGAAACAATGGTGGCATATTCTTAATAGAAATTTTAATTCTCAACAAATTCTCTATTTTATAAGATTGTTAAAACGATACGGCCAACAAGAGCTAGATGCTAGTCCTAAAATTATTATTGATACTATTCATTCAGTTAAAGGAGGAGAAGCAGATCACGTGGTTTTATATGCTAAAGCTAATTATCCTTCTAATTTTAAAACCAAATCCCGTGAAGAAAAAACTAATGAAAAAAAAGTATGGTACACAGGTACAACTCGTGCTAGAAAAACAATTCATTTGTTAGATACAAATTATAAATATAATTACCCAATTGGGGGAGATTATTTAACCTATGTCCAAGAAAAATAATAAACCTGATATGAACACTTACTATCAACAATTACGCGACATGATTAAGACCATCAAAAAAGAAACAGGTTGGCGTGATATATTTAAGATAGTAGAAGAAGCGCAAAAACGTTTAAAAAGAAAGTCATCCCGTGCGAAGCCTAATTGAAAGTATTATTGATGTTGGTTCTGGATTTATTCTAGCTATCTTGATACAAATTTTTTGCTTTCCTTTTTTTGGGCTTTATCCGAGTATTCTTGATAGTATTGGTATTGCTTCAATCTTTACAGTTATTTCTATGACACGCTCTTGGTTATGGCGAATGATGTTTAAAAAATATGACAGACGATGAAAAATTAAAAAGAATTTATCAGAAAATTTTTACAGATGCTATGATTTATGGTGAAAATTACCCAATGCAAATGGTTGCAGCAACTTATCTTGCAATTGCTATGCGACTTTATAAAACTGTTTTAAGTGTGGAAGAATACGAAGACATGTTAAAAACTGTTATAGAAACCGCAGAAGAGGTTAAACCCTACAAGGATCCTAAAAAGAGATTACATTAATGAGCGTTTATAAAAAACAAGTTGGAGGAACTCACTACAAGGATATGAAAATCCAACCTAGCGAGTTTATCAATGAGAACAGGTTGCTGTTCGCCGAAGGAAATGCTATTAAATATATTTGCAGGCACGCCTCAAAAGGAGAAGTTAAAGATTTGGAAAAAGCAAAGCATTATATTGATATGATTATTGACAGGGATTATAAATGAGTCTGCAACTCTCGATGAATTTTAAAAAACATATCTGGTCTTGCCCAGCTGAATACAAAGATTTATCCCAAGCTAAAGAAATTGCCATCGATCTAGAAACACGAGACGAAGGAATTAATTCTGGCCAGGGCGCAGGCTGGGCAACTGGAAATGGAAACATTATTGGCTTTGCCGTAGCCGTCGAAGGCTGGCAAGGTTATTATCCTTTTGCTCACTATGGGGGAGGCAATATGATTCCTCAACAAGTTAAAAAATATATGAGAAATGTTTGCGCTCTTCCCGCCACTAAAATATTTCATAATGCTCAATACGATGTAGGCTGGCTTGAACAGGAAGACATTAAAGTGAAAGGCACTATTGTCGATACCATGATTGCTGCAGCCGTTGTTAATGAAAACCGTTGGTCTTATTCTTTAAACTCTTTATCTAAAGATTATTTAGGAGAGATCAAAGCTGAAACTGATTTGATCATTGCAGCTAAAGAACATGGCGTTGATCCCAAAGGAGAGATGTGGAAATTACCTGCAGAGTATGTCGGTTTTTATGCCGAACAGGATGCACGACTCACGTACCTTCTATGGCAACAGCTTAAGAAAGAAATTATGCAACAAAGTCTGGAAACAGTGTGGGACTTAGAATCTAACCTACTCCCAGTGTTAATCGCAATGCGTCAACGAGGGGTAAGAGTACAAGTGGAGTTAGCTGAAAAATTAC